CCATACCTTTAGGACCGTCACTAGGTTCATCTTTGTCTAGATCGGGCAACATTTTTAACGGACCTGCATCTAGATTACCTAGATCGCCGATACCAGGCATTGGAGGTTTGATGCTCATAATGCTCGGCTCTGCACTAATAGGAGGCATTGCCATAGGAGCTGGCTGGTTAATCATATCTGGATTAACTTTAGTCATTAGCTTCATTAATTCAGCGATGTCATCTAGTCCTTGTGCATTAAGATTTACACTCATGCTTGGTGGAGGGGTATCTGGTTTGCTAGGAATGCTTGGAGGAGGCATACCACCCATCATATCCCCACATTCTTCTACTGGTGCTTGAGGTTGAACTGTTGGTTGATCCAACTCACGCATCTTTGACATTAATTCATTAAAATTCATATTAACTCCCTAAGGCGCTCTTCACGCCTGTCTTATCGGTTTTGGCCTTAGGCAGTTTATATTCTGACTGACCGTTGTCTTTCTTTTGTTGTTTAGCAACTTTGCTTAAATCTTTCAAAAAACTCTTGTTAAAATCATCACCAAAGAAATCTTTGTGCTTGACATTAGCTGCTTCTTTATACTGACTGTCTGTTAATAGACCGTCTGCATTTAAAATTTCAGTTTCGCCTTGATCGGTTTCGGAAGATTCGTTGCTTCCTCTTACTCTAAAACAAGTTTCGTCTAACCCTAATGCTTTTACATCACTAATAATCTCAGGAGATGTAATAGGATATTCGCAAGCAACTTCAAAAACATGAACTTCGCAGTTCTTCATAGTTGGGAAATCCATAGGAAGTGCTTGGATTGGGGTTGTGCTGACTTTTTCCATCTTCATAACTTTACATCTTTCTAGAGACGTTTTTAAGTTTGATTGGAAATCTTCTGGCAAATCACCCGCAACTTTAATTTTAAAGCTGTATGATTTTTTGCTCTCGGCAAGATATTCTTTGAAAGTTTTCATAGTAGTATTTATGCTTTTCCGCCTAATTTTTTAATGAGATCGTTGCGGTCTGTGATTACATAACCTTGCCCATTAATTACATCATTTGGATCTTCGTTATTGTCTTTGTCGATCTTGTACTTTTTCATTTGCATGTCAATGGCTTTGAGTTTCTTCTCAATTTTATTGGATTTTGCTGTAATAGCATGTCCAAGCATTGAACTAGCAACTTCAAAAATTCTACTGCTATAGCGGACTTCTACATTCATACCTAAGTCCATTAGGTCGTCGTAGGCTTCCTCGGCTTTCTTTGCTAGATCGTCTAATTCGTGATCATTAAGTTCGTCAAGCTCTTTTATCTGCGGTAGGCTGCGAGTAATTTCAGCTACTGCTTTATAGCTATCATCTAGACTGCGGACTTCAGTATGATCAATTTTAACTTCAGCAGGAGCTGTTTCCTTTGCAGGTTTAGATTCTTCTAAATTAAACAGTTCTTCTAATTTTTTAGTCATACTTTACTTATCTACGTTTTGAACCCTGATGGAAAATATCACCTTCGTTGACTATGCGAAAACGTATGCCCTGTTGTTTACACCATGCTTGTGCAGCTTCCCACTTGGCCATATTTTTAACATACTGTTGTTGATTGTATTGACTCTTACCCACTTGTTCTATGAATGTTTGGCTAGCCGGTTTTACTTCGACAACTTCTGCATGTTTTTTACCGTTTTTATCTACATAGGTAATAAAAAAATCAGGAACATATATTGTGTACTTGCCTGTTAGAGGATCTCTGTAGGGAATTTGAATACTTTCGCTGGCCCATTTTTCAACCCCAGGATGTTCGTCTAACATTTTCATGAAAACAAATTCCCAACTACTACGAGCCAATGGAGTTTTCTTGCCGACATACTTGTCAACATTCTTCATTTCAAATCGACCCTGTGCAAATTTAGCCATTATGCAAAAATATGTCTAGTTTGATTTTGTTTTTCAACTAAATCAGATCTATATCCTAATGTACTGGCTGCGTTTCTATTATTGTTTAGAATTTCTGCAACCAAAGCACTAATTTGAACACCATTAAAAGTTTTTAATGTATCTATAATTTTAAAAACTGGAATATTATCTATTTTTGCTTGTTTTAACAGGACTTGAGCAGTCACTAGTGCTGCATCATTTTCAAATCCGCGACTTTGAAAAAATGCAATGGCAGCTGTGACTTCGTTGGCGCTGAACTCCAACGGTGTTTGACCGTATCGATCAAAAAATAATTTTGTGCCAGCAGCACTATCTTCTTTGGCTGGAATTGGTAAACTTGGCATATTATACGAATCCGTTTATATCGTCTGTTGGTGGCACTAATGCTTTTTGTGTTGCCGGAGTATCGTTATTTCCTCCGTTGTTTCTAGGAAATACCGAACCTAATACTCCCCCAACAGAATTAACAATGCCGCCGATTGCCGCAGGACTACTCAAAAGATTTATTGCTTCAGACCTAATGCCGGCACTGCTTAACTTACCAATATTTTTTGCAGTATTGACTGCTGATATTGCCGTACCTAAAAATCCGCCGACGCTGCCAAATGCCGAGCCGCTGGAAACATCTCCAAAAATACTTTCGAGGCCATCTAGAACTCCGCCTTCGCCTAATAATGTAGCTGTGCCGCCGCCTTGTACAGTTAACGGACTAGGTACATTATCATAATATAAATTTGCAAAACCTTTAGGAGTATTTCTAGCAACAGTTCCTGAACTGTAGACTACAGACTCGTATTCTATGTTCATTGTGGTTTCATTAAATTCATTTGCAGAATAACCAGCATCACCGTGTTGCCAACTTGTTATCTTAGGATTGATTAAAGTATATCCTAAAAATCTACGACGGCTCATAGTGTATATGGTAATAGATTTAAAGAAATCTAAATTTTTTCCCTGCTTGTCTAGACTGTATCTAAATCCTTCAAATGAAGTTCCAGTAGCATTTAAATTTGTTTTGCTAAAAGCTGACTCGGGATTAAATCTATCTTGAACATATGTTCCCATATATAATGCCCATAATGCATTTATTACACCAGCAGTATCATCATGAAATTTCATAGAGATACCTTCATAGGTAAAATTTTTATAAATTATGTGCTTTCTATTATATTGATTTTTAGTGACTGTTTCAAATTTAAATTTTGGTAAGTCGGTACTTTTGATTAGATAGCCAATTTCGTCAGCGTGTGTATTAGTAAATGTAGGCGATGTTAGAACTTCTTTGCGGATTTCAAATCGCACATAGAACATAAACTTACTACGAGGCATGAGCCTATAGTTGTTTTCTACAAACAGTCTACTGGCATGACGCCAATCAGCAAGGCCCCCTTTAGGAGTTAATAGTCCGTCGCCGACGCCTTTAAGAAATCTAGTGAATACATTTGCCATACAATTATTTAGCCGTAAAAAAACCTGGATCGTAATCCAGGTTTTTAAGTAATAAAAACTTATTAGCCTCGACCAGTTACAGACTCGCCAATAGTTCTTCCAACAACTGCACCAATACCACGCTCAGGGCCTGTGCCATTAGCACCTGCAAACTGAACAGCATTATCTAACTTGATAGTTAGTGCAACAGTCATTGGTTCGTTTGAACCGTAGTTTGCTTCACCGTAGTTTACTTCGGATACATAGCAACCATAAATTTCCCACTTCTCAAGGATATTTGGCTCTAGTGTACCGTTTCCACCGTCTAACATTTCGATGTTCATCTGGAATTTATAATCAATACCAGAACGAGCACTTGCTTGTTCCATGAAGTCAAATTGTTTCTGGATTTGTTGTCCAACAATTTTTTGTACTTGGCCGTTAGCATCGTCACGTAGGTTTAGTGTCACATCACCCCATGATGGCTTGCCAGCTAGTTTGACTTTTGAATTGTATATTTCGATGGTCATTTCTTCAAATGTGACTGTTGGTCTAGTGACATCAGAAACCTGTTTGGTTAATTCTGTACTAGCTTCAACACCGAAACCTAATAATAACACTCTAAAGCGATATTTTAGTTTTGGCATTAGCAGCGCAGTGCCGCTATTGCCGTTTGAAGTAGGAACCGAAATTCTATTTAAGGAAGTTAGTGCCATTTTTAAATCTCTCCTGTATTCTTAATACGCAATGGAATGTAAATAAATTCTACCGCTTTTACTGGCTCAATAGCAATATCTACCCATAACTCGTTACGATCGATTCTTGCGTTTGTGTTGTTAGACTCGTCACAGACAACTGCAAAGTCATATAGAGCTCGTAATCCTACCAACTCTATCAATAGACTCTCAACAGCGCCTTTAATTTCGTCTCTTGTGATCTTGTCGTTTGGTTCAAAGATATACGGACGAGCTAGTTTTGTTAACTGGCTGCGTAGATATACTGTTAAACGTGCTACGTTAATACGATCTAATGCACTTGCGTTTCTTGCACGAGTTTTCTGACCGTATGCAACATACCCAACACCAACAAAGAATGGAATTGGATTAACTTTTAAATCATACAGTGTATCGCGTTGGCCTTCGTTTAGTGCAACTGACTGGAATTCACCTGTTGCTGCATCAATATATCCAACTGCTGTTGCGTTAGTAATACCACCGCGTCTTGTACCAGCTGGTGCAAACCATGGATAGCTAACTTGGTCGCTTAGAGCAATAGTTCTTAGCATCATGTGTGTTGCTGGAACAACTGCGTTAGCACCACCTAAGTCTGTAGTAAATCCGTTTGGATACCAAACTGCTGAATACTCATCGTAGCTAACAATACCTGTGTCGCCATTGTCTAGAGCGCCGTTGGCGTTTGTACCCCAGGCTGTTAGGCTTGTTGCATCGGACGGCAAGCGTAAAGGTGTATCACCTAAAACAAATGCTGTCATGCCGCGATCTAAGTTCAAGTTAATCAAATTGCTGTAAGTTTCTGGATAACCAGGGCAAGCAATCAAGTTAAAGTTTCTACGCTCTTCGTCTCTAGCTTCAGCACTAGTGTCGATAACACTCTTTAGTTTCTGAACAATTAGAGCACGTTGAGCCTTACGTCCAAAGCTACCAGAACCGTCTTCGTTGTTCGGTGAAGCTGTGACCCAACGATCTGTATCATATGAACTCTGTCCGTCGCCTAATACTGGGCTATCACCAGCATCATTAAACTGTGCTTGGTAGCGTACATTCTTAGCAGCAGTGTTAATATAGCTGTTTGCAAAACGCTTAACGTTTCCACCACTTCTACGTAGATTCCATAACATCATGCCTTTTGGATATAGTGCAGGATCTGGACAATCAAAGTCAACGTAGTTAGATGCTAGTAATTCTTTAATAGTAGCTGCTGTATTACCAGTAGCACCACTTATACCATAACGAGCATCTGCAAATAAAACACCCTCTTCTGTGGTTTGGTCTGTCTTATCAACTAACTGCCATTTCTCAGCAATTGTTCCGCCGCCATCTGTATTAAATCTGTAGATAGTTGGGAAGTTTTCTAGATCAGCAGTACTGATCCATAAATCTCCATTTCTCAATGGTGTACTATCGCTTTGTGTTGTTGGCATGCTAGCTGCAACAATTGGACCGTTTGGATCTGTTTTGTCATCAGCTGCTGACGCAAAGTACGGACTTGTAGCAGTTCTATAACCTACCCAAATCTCGCCGTTATGAATCATAACGTCGACTTCGTCAAAAGCTGGATTGTACCATAGTTGACCATCTTCTGGCTCTGCTAGTGGCTCATTTGATGTAGCTGCAAATCTCAATTCATCAGCAGCTAATGGAGTCCAGTTAGTCGCAATGTAATCATGTGGATCAGCTGGTGCAAGATCTGCTAATGAGTAAAAGTTAGTAGTTCCTTCACTTGTGTTAACATTAAACACTGTGAAAATGTCTGCTAACGGAGTTCCAGTACCGTCAGTAAGGTGAATGTCACCGCCTGCTCTATGTGTAATTTGTAATTCGTTGTCAGCTGTCACTTCTGCTACAACATGAGTAAATCCTGCTGCGTTAATTGCAGTAGCAATTGCGTTAGCATCTGTAATTCCAGAACCGGCACCAGCAATTGCTGTAAAGCTAATTGTTGTATCACTTCCTAGCGATAACTCGCCGGCTAATGATTCTGCAATATCAAATGTATACGAAGCTGCTGGCAAAGTTGTGTCTTCAATAATTGCCGAAGTAATTACAGTTGCTCCGGATGACTTTTTCTTCCATACACGGAACTTAGCAGTAGCATCTTGTCCTAATTCTTGATCTGCATTTGACTGAACAAATATGCTGCCTGAAGCAATATTTTGTCCGCCGCCACTACGATCTAGATAGTATAATGCTGCTTCTGTAGTAGCATAAATTGGTGCGCTGTATTCAATCCATGTCTTTGTTGCAGAATTCCAACGCTTGACAATCCAACGAGCACCGTAGTTAGGTTCGGTGGTTTTAATCCATAACGAACCAGACGGTCTTGG